TTACTCAGGAAAAAGAATTTGTAGCTTTTGATATTGAAGCAACGCCGAAGTTTATTACTTGCTTTTCTTTTGCTGTTTATGATGAAGGCAAGATCAAGAGTATGTGCGTTCCTCTGATGAACAATCAGGGAAGTTATTGGTCTCCTGAAGAAGAAGTAAAAATCTGGATAGGCTGTGCAAAGATTCTTGCTGATGAAAATATCAAAAAGATTCTTCAAAATGGAATGTTTGACATAATGTTCATCCTGCGAACGATGAATATTAAAACAGAGAACTTTTATTTTGATACAATGCTCGCACAGCACATATGCTATACCGAGCTTCCGAAAGGTCTTGATTATTTAACATCTTGTTATACTTATTATCCTTACTATAAGGATGATGGCAAACAATCTCACTTGAAAGTAATAAAGGATTGGCCACAGTATTGGTATTATAATGCAAAAGATTCAGCTTATTTACTTCCTATCTCTGAAGCCTTAATCAAAGAACTCGAAGAATTTGAGGCATCAAATGACATGGAATACACCATGGACCTTCATAAGCCTTTAATGGAAATGGAGTTTAATGGTATCTTGACTGACACTGAAGGAATCAAGAAGACTAAAGCAGAGTATGAAGAAAAGATGGAGACTCTGCAAAAACAACTCAATGAGATTGCAGGGAAAGAACTTAATCCGAACTCTTCTAAGCAGATGATTGCATATTTTTATGGCATCTGCATGATTAAGCCTTATATTAATCGAAAGACAAATAGTGCTACATGTGATACTGTTGCGCTACATCGGATAGCTAAGAATGGTGGTAAAGGTTCTACTGAAGCAAAGATCATAATTAAGATCAGAAAGTACGGTAAGCTTGTTTCTACTTATTTTAATGTTTCAGTAGATGAAGATAAGCGACTTCGTTGTAATCATAAGATTTCTGGAACAAGCTCAGGCAGAATTGCTACTGAAGGAACTTACTTTGGTACTGGTACAAACCTTCAAAACATTCCGTATGTTTTTAAATACTTTTTACTCGCTGATCCTGATTGGATTTTATGTGAGGTTGACTTAGCAAAGGCTGAAGCTCATGTTGTTGCATATTTGAGTCAAGATGCTAACATGATCGAGTCATTCGTTAGTGGTATTGACGTTCACTCTTTTAATGCGAGTAAGATTTTCAATGTTCCTATTGAACAAGTTATTGAAGAGGCAAAGAATAATAAAGAAGATCAAAAGTCTACTATGCGTTATATGGGCAAGAAAGTAGTTCATGCATCGAACTATGCAATGGGTCCACAAACTTTCTCTGATCAGCTTGCTACTGAAGAAATCTTTATGAGTCAATCAGATTGTAAGAGACTCCTTACTAACTATACTGATAGATTTCCTGGTTTAAAGCGTTGGCATCAGTCAATTGAAGAAGAGGTACAATCAACAAGAACTTTGTTTAATTTGTTTGGTCGGCCCAAGAGATTTCTTGGCGAGATGAACGCTGCATTATTTAGGAATGCTTACAGTTATAAACCGCAGTCTACTGTTGCAGAGTTACTTAACCGCGGATCAATTAAAATGGTTAATGATCCTCGGCTTGGTAAAGATGGTTATGATATTAGAATGTTAACTACTGTTCATGATTCAGATCTTTTTATGTTCCATAAAAGTCAAATACCAAACTTAGTAAACATTTTATTGATTATAAAAGAACACATGACACATACCTTTACTTACAAGGGTAAGAGCTTCACTATAGGGTTAGATGCTAAGATTGGCACTCAGTGGGCAGGTAACACGGCAGGGATAGATCAGTTTACACAGGAGCAAGTTGATAATGCAGTTAAGAAAATAGGGTTTTAAATAATGTCAAGACAACTCTCTGATTGGTTAGAATACTATATGAAGTATACTCAGAGAACAGAACCTCCTGAACTTTATCATCTGTGGTCAGGATTGACTGCAATTAGTTCAGCCCTCAGAAGAAAGTGTTACTGTAATTGGGGTGCATTGAGAGGTTATGTTTATCCTAACTTATTTGTTTCTCTTGTCGGTCCACCTGGAGGACGGAAAGGCACCGCAATGAAAATTGCTAAGTCAATTGTTCAAACTTTAAATGTACCAATGGGTGCAGATTCATTAGGTTCTACGCAAGCACTTTATAAAGAAATAATGGATTCAGAGGATAGTTATGTTGATCCTCAAGGCTTGACTAAGAAGCATAAGAGTGTTTCTATATGGTCAGAAGAATTTCAAGTCTTTCTTAATGATCGAGATCAAATGCTACTAAGTGCTTTGACTGATCTTTTTGATTGTGCTGATCATTGGAAGTACAAAACTCTAGCAAGGAAAAATGAAGACTTATCAAATTGTTGGCTGACAATCATTGGCGCGATTACTCCAAGTTTGCTTCAATCAAAGTTAAGCCAAGACGCAGTAGGCGGCGGCTTGATTTCTCGAATTATTTTCGTAGTTGGTCATGGTCCGAAGCAACGAAGAGCCTTACAGTTTTTAACCGAAGAGGAGGAAGAAATAAGCAAGCATTTAGAAACTGATCTGCAGGAAATATCAAACTTATCTGGGCCATTTATTTTATCACAAGAATTTCTTAAAGCATACGTGCGATGGTATGAACATGATTATGATGAATCAGGGGTTATGTCAGATAAATTTCTCGGATACAATCACAGGCGACCTTTACATGTTAATAAGCTTTGCATGATTGTTTGTGCATCAGAATCAAATGATATGATTATCACTGCTAGGCACTTTGAAAAAGCCTTAGCAATTTTACAAGCAACAGAGCAAGAAATGCCAAATGCTTTTTATGGCCTGGGTTTATCAAGTCAATCAGATGTGTATGCAAAGTTCCTTACTTTTATTGATTCACATGAATATTTTGATTGGACTGAACTTATGAGGAACTTTCATCTTGATGTAGAAAACATTCCGCAGCTTCGTGGATATGTTGAAATGGCAGAGCAATCAGGATTGATTAAGGCTGAGACTTCTGCAACTGCATCAAGGTATACTACTATCAGGACAAAGGTTGAAGTTGATCGTTCAGGTTACTTGGATGATACAGTTTTTAGATTAATGGATCGAAACTTAATTAAGAGTTAAACTAAGGAGAACTTTAAATGACTGACAAGACAATTGAATTAACTGATGAAACTAAAATTCTTTTCTTTGATACTGAGACATCAGGATTTATTAAAAAAGACCTTTCTCATGATCATCCAGATCAAGCATGGACGGTGCAAATTGGTGCGATCTTAGGTAATCAGAATGAAGATTTTGCAAAAATGAATACAATTATTAAAGCAAATGGTAGATCAATGAATCCATTTGCGCAAGAAGTCCATGGAATATCAGTTGAAAGAGCTGATGCTGAAGGAGTTCATGAGCTTGAAGCCGCAGAACAATTCGGGTTAATGCTTCGTCAGGCAGATTTAATGGTCTGTCATAACTTTGATTTTGATTGGAAATATGTTACTCATTTGATGGAAAGAAATATTGACAAAATGTCTGATGAAGCAAGGTCAGCATTTTATCTTGACTTACCTGGTTATTGTACTATGAAGGATAAAACAGTAGTTAAGTTTTGTGGATTAAAGAATAAGTTAAATAAACCTAAATGGCCAAAGCTTATTGAACTGCATGAGATTTTATTCAAGGAAAACTTTGATGGCGCTCATGATGCATTTGCAGATATTAGTGCAACGAAACGATGCTTCTTTGCATTGCTTGACTTAGGAATTATTACCTTAGACTAGGAGGTAAAGTATGAATGACTATGAAAAATATAGAGGAAAGTGTTTTGAATATGCTGCTGCTTTAATAATGGATTATCCTGATCTTAAATTAGTAAGAGGACATTACTATGATGCACAATGGGGAGAACAACAACACTGGTGGACTGAAACAGAGAGTGGTGTTATTGTAGATCCTACAGCAGATCAATTTCCCTCAAAAGGAAAAGGAGTATATATACCTTTTGATGGTCTTTGTTCTTGTGAGGTATGTGGAAAAATTAAACCAGAAGAAGAAATGTATTTTATGTCTAGATATCCAGTTTGTTCAGATTATTGTGCAAGAACATTAGTAGGAGTGTAAAAATATGACTAAAATGAGAATGTTATCTTATTTACGAAACCCTTATGGTATTGATGAACATGAATTACGTGAAGCAAGATTACAAGCAGCTGATGAGCTTGAAAAATTTTATGCAAAAGCAGAAGAGTTTGATAAAAGACTTAACGTGATGATAGAAAGAATAAAAGTTATACTAGAACAATATGGACAAAAAGAATAAACTTTTTGTTCACAAATGAACAACGAAACTGAAATTTCAACTATGAATATTTCAAATCAAGAATTTCTTCAGGCAATCTTTGGGGACGATTTTATCTGGGCTCATGTGACGGACTTCTTTCACGATCCCGGTACTAGGTTTTCAGAAGAAAGCAAGCGCGCATGGTTAGGAAATTTCTACGTCAACAGAATGCTGCGTGATTATGCAAATCAATACTTTACGATTAGTTTGTTTCATGAGACTGAAGATCAGCTAGCTCGCAGAAGGAAAGAACTTTTCAAGTCAACTCACTGCATAGTGATTGATGATGTTGGAGAAAAGATTCCACTAAACTTAATGCTTGATAAGCCTGCACCGAGCTGGGTTCTTGAGACTTCTCCAGGATCTCAGCAGTGGGGTTACATACTAACTAAGCCATGCAAGGAACGAACTTTTGTTGAGAATCTTCTTGCTGGCTTAGTTAGTAAACTTTGCCCTGATGGAATTGATTCGGGGATGCTTGGAGTTACAAGATATGTCAGGTTGCCTGAAGGCTACAATACAAAGAAAAGTAAAGTTGCCTTAAACAATGGTAAGATTTTTAAATGTAATCTAGTAATTTGGCAGCCGAAAGTTAAAATTTCTATTGAGGATTTAGCAAGCTCATTTGATATTGACTTGACTGTCTCATCAAAGTACAGCAACTCTAAAGATTATGACTTTCTTGAAGATCATTATGCTTCACAACATCCTGCCTGGGAAAAGCTTGAAATTAAAAACATTCTTAATGAAGGTCATTATGATATTAGTTGTCCTTGGGCTGCTGAGCATACTGATCCTTCAGATGATCGCGCTACAGTCTTTGTTCAATCAAACGGTTATATGGTTTTAAAATGTCATCATGGACACTGTGCAAAACGTACTGGAAATGATCTTTTAGAATATTTAAAAGAACAAATTCCAGATTGGGATGAGCTTTACTCAGAGTATAAAAAAGAACTGTCAAAGCTTAATCCAATTAAACCCTGCCCAATTGTTTTTAAGGAGAAAATAAAATAAAATGAAACTTGTGATATTAGAAAGTCCATATGCTGGAAATGTCCCTAGAAATATTCAATATGCAAGAAGATGTGTCAGAGACAGCCTACTTCGTGGAGAAGCACCAATAGCAAGTCACTTGTTATATACTCAAGATAGCATATTAAATGATCATATTCCAGCAGAAAGACAACTTGGTATTGATGCAGGACTTGCATGGAAAGTTGTTGCTCAAGCATCTGTAGTGTATGCTGACTTAGGTATAACGAAAGGTATGCAGTATGGAATTGATCAGGCTAAGAAACAAGGACTTGAAGTTGAAATTAGATACTTGTTTGATAAGGAGAAATAAAGATGAAATATTATATTGATACAGAATTTATTGAATATCCATGTACAATTGATCTTATTTCATTAGGTATAAAATGTGAAGATGGTAGAACTTTTTATGCAGAATCAACTGATTTTAATAAAAATAAAGCTAATGATTGGGTAAAAGAAAATGTGATATCTAAACTTTTACATCAAAATAAAAAACCATTTATTGATAGGTCTATATCAAATTCTTTTGTAATGTTTTCAAATAACAAAAGAATTGCTGATATTGTAAAAATGTTTATTGGTGATGATATTCCAGAGTTTTGGGGCTATTATGCTGATTATGATTGGGTAGTATTTTGTTGGTTGTTTGGTTCGATGATTAATTTACCTACTGGCTGGCCTATGTATTGTAAAGATCTTAAACAATTATTAGATGAGACAGGAAAAGAAAAAATCCCTGATTCTGTAGATGAACATAATGCTTTGTCAGATGCTATTTGGAATGAAAAACTTTATCAGTATCTTTTAAGAAAAGCTTTATGAATAAACTTAAAGATGAAATCTTACAAAAACTCCAATCCTTTTTACTTAAGAAAGAATCCATTCCAGTTCGTGACGCTGCTAACATAATAATTCCTGATGGAGTTACAGCTGCGGCTACTGTACAAGCAATTAAAGATTGTATTAAAATAGTCAAGGAATGTAATAATGAGCCACTCACCTGATGTAGCAAGATGCAAAAGAATTAAAGCAGTAATTGATAATGAAAATTTTTATTTTGTAATTGGTGAAAATTTTGTTCATGCGACATGTCCATACGAGAATCGACCAGAGAATCATAAACTCAGAGTAATCGTTGATACGATATGCTTGGAAATTTCTAAAGCACAAGGAGGCATTGATGAATGAAAGCACATCTTAAAACACTTGACAGGGCTCATATTCATGCCCCATTGCTTCGTGAGTTTCTTCATAAAAACTTAACAAAAGCAAGCATAGATGCAATTAATGAAAAGATTAAAGAACTTAATAATCACATACAAATTTTATCTGAGATGCAAGAACAAATAATAAATAAGGAAAACAAATGACATTATATATAACATTGGCTATAATCATTTATGTTGTAGCTACTGTATAGGAGAAATGAGTATGTCAACTTTTGCGGAAAGACTCAAATATAACATTAGATATTTAATCATTGGGATAATTATTATAGCAAGTATAATTATTACAGCAGGGATAACAGCATATAAAAAACAGGAGATGCCAAAGATGGGACTGTTCACCAAGAATGAGATTGTCGTATTTTCTGATAATTATTTTAGCGAAAAAATTTTCTGGAAAGATAAGGATGGAAAGCCTATCACCTCCGCTTATGTTCTTTCTGAAAGTCTTAATGGTGTAGTTGAAGTATATAATCCTCTTACTAAAGAAAGTAGAAGTATTCATCGACAATTTCTTCGTTCTGGAGAATCAAAATGAAAATAATCAAACCATCAGTAGAGTTTTTCGGCGCAGTGCCAACTGAATATAATGCTGCTCTCAAGTTCATCGAGATGGCAGGAAGAACCTGCTACAAATCAGAGGATAAGATCACTGAAGATAGTGCTGAAGGATTTGTAAGAAAATTAATCAGAGCAAAACCTTATCCACATTTGGCTATGGTCGAACATAGCAACTTTGTGGTCAGAGCTAACAATAGTTTTACTTCTGCATATGTTGCATTGCTAGCAGAACAACTAGGAAAATATATTAAGGTTATAGTAAGGAAAGATCACATCTATGTTGGTGGCAGTTTAACAGCCTGGGCGCAAGTGACTATGGAAATTAGGTATGCTGCGGTGCTTGTTCCATTTGTGGAAATATATGGAACATTGTTTGACCAAAGTATGATAACGTTACGATCCTCTTGGGAAGTCTGTCCTCATGATGAAATTCCCAAAGAACTTCATCGCTACTCAGCAAAATTCATCTGTGATCGAGGAGTCAGTCATGAACTGGTAAGGCACCGACCATGCTCGTTCGCTCAAGAATCAACCCGGTATGTGAATTACGGTGGCAAGGATATGGAGTTTATTGAGCCTTGGTGGTGGGATGGTTCTGAAGATGAAGAAGAAAGAGATTGGATGGAAACATTATTTAAATATGATGAAGATTTATATCAATCACTTATTTCCTATGGACGCTCTCCCCAACAAGCCAGAGCAATCTTGCCCAACGCTCTGAAGACTGAGATCGTGGTTACAGCAGACGCTGCTGAATGGGCACATATTAGAAAGCTACGAACAGCAAAATCTGCTCATCCAGATATGCAACGAGTAATGAACATGATGCCTTGGGAGGAGTTTTTATAACATGAAAAAAGATCGAATAGAAATCAGCGCGATCCTTGCAAGATGCG